CTTTTTGCATTCTGGCAATGTATTCTCCGTCAGTTTGATTCCCGCCCATTAATTTATGGAGTTGAGCCTTTTTTGTAGCAATCTCCCCAGCAAGTTTAATTGCTTGAATTCTGGCTGCAACCATACCGTTGTCTGTTGCAATATTAATTGTTTCCCATGCTTCTTTGCTTAATTCATCAAATTCAGTCAAAGCTTTTATTGTATTGTATTGAACTTTTTCTAAAAAATACGGATCTTCATCAATCATTTGATTTAAAATCAATTTATATTCTTGTATATAATCTTTTACTTCATTAGGAGTAAGAGTCATCAAAGATGAAATTTCTCTAATTGAATAACCTTTTACATGTAAGATACCGACTTTTTCTACATCTTGAATTTTGTTAATTAAGCTTTTTTTCTTTACTGGCTCTAAATCTGACATAATTAAATACAATATCCCTTAGTATATTTTATCACATTACAAGTATAGTTAAAATACTTTACACTTTACTCTTCAACAGAAAAGGCTATTTTTTTATTTGCTGCGTCAGCAGCCTCTCTTAACCTGGGCATTGGTAAACCATGAATTTTGGTGTACTCAACGCGATAATTAAACCAACCCTCAACAGCTTTCCACATTTTTTCATCCGTATTCGCAGCCAGTTCTTCCATTTCTTCTTTAGACAAGAGGTAACTAAGCACTCCTAATGGCATATAAACAACTACATCATAATTAGGGTCTTTGTCTTTACTAAATTTACTTAAAATAGATTGAAAATTTGTTATCATTTTTACAACCGGCTCTCCAGAAAAGAAATCAACATTGCCATAAATATTTCTCTCTCTTGGGCAAGCGTCGTCTACTCCAACAAAAGCGCCATAACTTCTGCATACCATTGGCCTGTATGAATAAATTGTGCACCCATTTTTATAAAAAGCGCATTTTCGTTCTGTTTTACCGCCAAACTCCCATGTTGGATCATTCATTGCTTCTTTTAAGGAAGCGACAACGGAATTATACCATTCATCAGCATATTCTTTACCATTGCTTTCTAAATACAAATAGAATTGTCTAGTAATGTTGTAGGCAATGTTGGCACATTCTGTCATGTGTATTGTTAATCCAATCGTGCAGCAATGACCGGACCCAAGGCATTTATATTTTGTTTTATTTTGATTTGCCTCTATCAGCCTTGCGCTATTGTAAACCATATCAAGTTCGGCAAAAATTCCTAAATCTTTTAAAGCAACTTGTCTTTGCATTTACAACCCCAAATTTTTCTTTTTTAACTGTATCAATTTTCTTCTATCTCTCTTCATCTGGTCAGCTTTTTGCTGCATAGGAGACTTTGGTTTTTTTGATGTAGATGACAAATTGCGACCTTTACCTCTAAATTTAAGCAAATCATATTTATCACACCAGTTATACAATCCTTGAGGACTAATTTCAATATTATAAGTTTGTTTCAAAAGTTTAACTATATCAGTTAAATTCATGCGTTTTTTAACATAATGCTCATACAGCCAACTTTTGTCTTTATACGGTTCTAATGCCATCTTCAATCCCTATTAAATGGTACCATAATCCAATACCAATTGCGTCAACAATGTCATCATCTTCTAAATTATTTTTAGAAATTTTAAAAAATTTTGTAACAATATTTCGCACTCTATTTTTTCTTTCTTTTTTTCTTTTAATTTCTGTATCAAAAATTAATTTATCTTGTTTAGAAAGATTTTGATATCCAATATTTCTTTTCCAAATTATTGGATTAATATCTAAAACCTTAAAACAATAATTTTGCACTACGCCCCATGTATAACCAATAATGTATGAAATGATCCGGCTTGTTTGAAAATTTTGAATGTACACAGATTGCTCAATAACACAAACTGTAGGATGGTATCGTTTACAAATTTGTTTAATCCCAACGTTAATTTCATTAAATTTCACAGCAATATCGCTATTTTTTGTAAATTGTATTTTACCACAATCAATTAATTTACATTTTTTTGTAGATTCAATTACCGCCCAGCCAAGAGAATGAGAAGATGGATCAATTGATAAAATAATTTTATTTTGATTAACAATATTTTTTAAACTCATTTCATCTCATCTCTAAGTTTTTTTTCATCCCAACCCCAGCTAACTAATCTTTTTATGTATCTTTCTTGCTTACATTTTTCACATATATCTTCTTTATTATATTTAGATAATATTGTTGTACATGTTTTTGTTTTGCAAACTCTTACTTTATTTTTATTACGTTTTTTTTCGTAATATTTTTCTAATAATTTTTTATTAGTAACTAATTTTCTGCATGTAGCAGAACAATATATGCTGTTATAAGATTTAGGAATAAATTTATTTTTACAATTTAAATTTTTGCATATTTGTTTCTTTTGTTTATCATTTTTCAACACCCTCTCCCCAACACAATGCAGACAAATTACAAGAAGAACAATGTTTAGATGTTCTTTTATATGGTCTGTCAGGAATACTACCATTAAGATAGTTTCCATAAATTTCTGTATATTTTTTAAATAATTTATCTATAAAATCTTGATCTTTTTCTATGTATATTGGTAAAATTTCTTGATTATTTTTACATTCATAAATTACAAAACCACCGTCTAGATTAAGACATTGCATATATATTTGAGCCTGACGATAGTGTTCATCTTTTGGTTTTTTATAAAGCTTTCTATAATGAAAACCTTCTGAACTTATTGATTTTAATTCAATTAATTTATCTCCATGCCAGTTAATAATCCCATCAGCAGTTCCTTCAATTGGCGGAGATGCATAATTTACAGGAATTTCCTCTGCGACCAAAACACCCATTTCTTTAAAATAATTATAAAACCTTGTATGAACAGCATGTCCATTATCAAAAATTCTAAGGGTTTGGGCTTGAAAATCCGGAGTAACTGGAACTCCATCAAACATATAATACCAATAACGAGAACATTGATTGGTATAACTAGGATGGAATCCATTAACTTTTTTAAATTCTACTTTATTTCTTTTTAACAAATTATCGTCAATAGATTTGTTTAAACTATTTTCTAATTGATTAATTGTTAATTTTTCTACAACTAATTCTTTTACAACTGGCTTTCGTAATGTTTTTAAAGATTTCATTGCATGCCTCCCTTTGCAGCCAATTTTAAAGCATTTATGTTTTCTGTTAATGCTTCGTACATAGTTTTCCAAATATCATTTACAAATTTATCCTGATCATTCATAATAGCAGATTTACGCTTAAAAATTTGCGATTTTACAATCATTAGTGTCCTGTAACCGGCTAAGATATTTGCTGATTTAATTGCCTGCATACCAACATAATGCTCTGGATTTTGCACAATATCTTCCACAATGCGTAGGCACTCTAAAAATTCATCTGCTTTGTCGCCCATCATCTCAGTAATAATTTCTTTATTTACAATAATATCTGCCATTACATATCCTTTTTTAAATCTTCTGTTTTGACAACTGCTTCTTTATAGATACTCCAGTTTTTGCGTATACATGGTTTATGAATTCCTACAAAATATTTATAAATATAAATACCAAAATAGTATCCGTCATCCCAGTTATAACTTATACCAAAAGCTCTCCAATCACAAAGTTTATCACAAAAAAAATGATATTTTTTATTAAACATTTTTAATTTTTTCTGCAATCCATTTAGCAACTGGCGATGCTACTGCATTACCACACATTTTATATCTGTTAGTATCTGCAATAATTTTATCGTCATCACCATATTTAGTATGATTATCTGGAAACCCCATTAATCTTTCACACTCAAGCGGAGTTAATCTTCTTAAAACAAGATCCGATGTCATTACGCCATGCTGAGATATTGTATCTAATGTATAAGATGGATCATCTTCATCACCAAATCCCTTGCCTTGCGGGCCGGCTGTGTCGGATCTGCCAATAATTGTGCCTTGAATTGGAATTGCAATATGGTCTGCGGAGTCAATACCAATTCTAAGCGTTCTGTAAATATCTTCAGAAACAGCATTATTATATCCATCGTAAGCCAACACTGGTTGTTCTACACCCACTAATGGCACTTGACCTCCGCCAGTTCCCATCCTGTGTTTTAAAGTAGGGGCAATTTGGTCGTCATAAATACGGATATCGTTAATTCTTGTGCCATCAACAATAATCGGCGGAACGGCGATATGTGGAAAATTATCCCCATTGTGATGCTCTGCTCTAAGAGTTGGCACCACATTTTCAGACACCCCACCGCCCTGACGAGTCATAACGCCATGTTGGAAAACAAGCACAGTTGCTCTGCTCTCTCCACCATTGTCAAATGCATTAAGTGTTGGAGATACGCCTCCTGCCGACCATGTTTCAAAATCTTCTGTATTTTGCGCGCGTCTAACTTTTACAAAAGGCTCCGTTACTTTTCCGTGTCCGGCTTCACCAGAGAGGACAGCGCAATCAGTGCCTTCTTTAGCTTTTGTGGTAATTCGTTTCCTTTTCTTCCTGCCCTGTTTAATATTCCCCTTGCTGTCTTGGGGGACAGGTAATATTTTTTCGGGACATCTTGCAACGGTTCCAGGATCGTAGCAAGCAAGCACAAAGACTCTTCTTCTGCGCTGGGCGACTCCGAACCATTGTGCATCCAAGATGTGCCATTCAATTGCCAATGCCCCGATGTTTGCCATTTCGTCAATGACTCTTGCGAAGTCATTTCCTTTATTGCTACTGAGGGCACCTGGGACATTTTCCCAGATTGTCCAT